CGCCGTTGCCATTCCATGCCTCGAGGAATTTGTTCTTTGCACGAACGATCAGGATGTCCAGATTCCCGTTGACCTGCATTCCCTTCTCACTCTTCAACTTGCTGGCCCCGACTTCGTCCCTCTTCTGTAGATCTTTCAGGTCTTTGAAGACGCTCGAGATCTGTGAGTTCACCCCACCCTCCTGTCCGACGATCCTGGCGATGTCGCTATCGCCACTGAGTCGCTTTCGGGTTCCGATGGCTGCTCGAGCTTCATCGTCAAGGTCACCCAGCAGAATATTGTTCACCTGCTGCCCCATGTTCTCGAAGGACTGACCAGACGCCAATCGTGTAATGACTGCGGCAGCGACCACGCTTGCGGTGACGATTGCCCCGATGGGATTTAGAGCCGATGCCGCTGCCCTCGCTCCGCGAACCATGCCGCCGACGCCGAACCTCGATACGGCCCCGCGGCGAGCTGCGGTCCTCAATACCCTGCCACGGCGAATCAGCTTCTGAGATGCTCGTGCCTTCGCGATCCGGGAAAGGATTCCACGCTTGCTCTTGGCACCAGACAATCGACGCTCTTCCCGAGCTCGAACCGGTGCCGATGCACGCACTTGGTCGAGGCTTGGCGTGATGACGATGTCGTCGCGACTGCTCGCCATTATGCGACCACCACGTAGGATCCCACTTCCGGATCACTGCTGCCGTCGACCGAAGATCCGCCACGAGCGTTGTAGTCGGCGAAGATCGTGAACGTCTTGCCACTGGCCGCCACCACGTCCACGGTGGCAGCGGTGCCGGTATACTCGACCGTCCCGTCTGTCGGGTCAGTGCTCGGCACGATTCCTGTCTTGCTGACGAGTCGGTACTGCAGGAAGTCGAACCGGTCCGAGCAGTGTGGACCTAACCACGTCCATGTCCCGCTGACGACTGCCAGGGACTGCGGAGCGGTATAGTGCAAGGACGAAGTGCAAAGCGCCGTCAGCGACATCTCATCGAGCACCAGGTGACGGCCACGGCCAAGCGGCGTCGGACTCCCGGTGGACGTGGCCGATACCATGATCTGAGCACCGTCGATCCCGATGAGATTCCCGACGGCGAACCGAACCCGCTCGGCCACCTCGCCAACGCCTCGACCGACAGACTTGCCGAGATCCGCCACCGATCCGCCGATGATGGAAAACTCGCCGAGAGGATCGCCAGCCACCTCGGCAGCGATCAGCAACGTGTATCCCTGGGTGATGAACTCAGGCGAATCGACGTCGGCTTCACCGTTGTCGATCCCGACCAAGCACCACGGGAATCCCGGCGGGATCTGATCCTCGTTCGGCGTTCCCGCGAAGACGTGGACACCACGACCACCGAATACCAGATCGCCGGATCCGGTAGGCCAGACCACCGTCTCGAGCTCATGCTTGAGCTGTTGAGCCATCTGCCATCCGTTCATGATGCAGCACCGTCCGGAATCCGTCCGAATAGGACGCGGCTCGAGTCCTTGTCCTCCTGACGCTTCTGTGTGGCCTCGTGACGGCGTTCCGTCCATCCACCCATGCTCAGGGGCTTCTTTGGCTCGGGTGCTTCCTGGCGGCTTCTGAGGACCTTGCCGACCATCCCGGCGGCGAGCTTCCGCACCAGCTCGGCTTCGGACTTCGGGTTGGTCTCTGCATCGATGCCAGCATCGGCAGCCGTAGGGTCAGCTACGGCGTAGCCGATCGCGATACAGATGTCCTCGACGTGATTCTTGCCGAGTTCGGCGAGCGTCCCCTGCTCCTCTGGCTCGAGACCGAGGAACCACGCGATCGGCTGCGGTTGGCCGGCGAGTAGCCATCGCGTATACGACTCGTTTGTGAGGTCGACGGTGGGTGATTTGCGGCCAAATATCATGTCAAGAGCAGGTCGGCCAGGCGACCGATGCGAAGGATGTTGCCGTATGCGTCCCGCAAGCAATCGATCGTCAGTGGAATCCCAAGTTCTGAGCCACGCTGGAACGCGATCTCGACACCTTCCGCCCACTCGGGAATCCCGTTGTAGATCAGGATGCCTGGTACGTGGATGACGTCGTCAGGAACGAAGAGGATCGAGATCGAATGGTCGAGTGATGTTTCACCAGGCGTCTTGGTCCCCGGTGCATGAAACATTGCGTGCTGCGTTGCCACGCCGCCTTCATGTCCTCCAGCGAGGAAGTGCTCGACAGCGTCATCGTCCCAGCTACGGACGAAGCAGGCGAAGACGTAGTGATTGTTCGCCTCGAGGATGTCACCGGCTTCACCGAGGGACTCGTACTCGACACGGAATGAGGTGCCGAGTGATTGGATAGCGCAGAGATTGGTCTTGCCGATCTCGGTGCCGCCGTGCGGGTAAGCCGTCGTTCCGAGGTTGGTCGACGGGTTGACCACAAGTCGTCCGGGTCCGTGGATGATTCGACTGACGTTGCCGGCGGCCATCAGTCGACCTCCAAGATTTTCACGCCAACGATCTCGAGGACGTCCTCGATGGTCTGCTTGGTCACTCCAACGAATGGCCGAGCCACCACCTTACCCTTCCGCGTCTCGCCAGTGAGTTTGCGGTTCAAAAGGAACCCGAGCGCCTTCTTGTAAGCGCTTCCGTTTCCCTTCAGCCAGTCCCCTAGCTTTTCCTGGACTGCCTTGGTGATCGGCTTGGACTCGATCGGACCACCCTCTTGGTGAACGCCGGCGTACGGCAGGTTGCTGCCGACCTCGACAGTCGTCTTGCTGATGACATTGAAGGCGATGGATGCGGCCAGTCTGCCGGTATCCCGTAGTGCTGGCCGGCGCTCAAAGCGTCGTTCCGGTGGTTTTGACTTGCCGCCATGGAAGTCGGAAATGATCCCGTACACGTTGATCGGTGCACGAGCGTCCCACTTCTCTTTGCCGAGCTTCTGTGCCTTGAACGCAAGCTGGCTCTCGGCAACCATCATGGCCCCGATCTGCTTCAGTGCGACTTTTGGATCATCGAGGTTCTTGCCGAACCGCCGTATCCGGTCGCCTTCATCGAATGCCACCCGTCCCGCCATAGTTTATCCATCCGCAGATGTTCGACGTGGCATGTAGTTCACGGGAAGAGACTCACGATCAGACCAGCCACGGTAGCGACCACCGCCCGAAGTCGCTTCCGGTGCCTGGCTGACGCCGCTGTTGGAATTCGGTCCCTGTCGGCCTCGTGGTCCCGTGCGTCGGATCTTGCTGATGAGACCGTCGGCACTGAAGACCGAGTCGAACTTGACCTGCTCGATAGACGTAGAGGATCCACCACGACGCCAGAGGATGGCGATCACCCCTTCCTTCGCCACCTCGAGATGAGTGGCGTTGGTTCCGTCGTAGTCCTCTTGGCAGAATGCCGGCCATAGGTCGATCACGCCTTGTGCAGCGTTGTCCCCTGCGGTCGTGTCGATGGCTGTAGCCGATCGGTCCCTGATGTTGGTCAGGGTGATCAGTCCGTCACTGTCGTAGGATGCCGTGACCGCCGTGAATAGATCTGAAGCGTCTGTCATAGCTATGGGTCTGCGATAACGGGAACGGCCTCACTCGGTAGATACCCGAGACCTGCGATGAACAGCCACCACTGCAACTTCCCGCCGGAAGGAAGACCGGCTTGGTCGAAAAAGACAAGCGTGTCACCGGTCAGGAACGGGATGTGAGTGGCGTTGTTGCCACGCAGAACCCAATAGGTGGCGTCGATCTTGTCGTACTCACAGAATATGACGTCGTCGACGAGCAGGTATCCGGACGTCCCGCCAACCCACTCGATGTCGATTCCGAAGCCGTCCTGATTGAAGTTGCGGTACCAGGTATTCGCATCGGCAGGGATGAAGAGCTCTTCCCATCCACCGCCGAGAACGCTGACTGCAATCGTCACTTCCTGGGTTCCCAGTCGCAGCTTTACCGTGCCGCCGGCCGCAGTGCCGGTTGTCGGGTTGACCATGATCCGCAGAAAGTACGGACGCTCTGGGTCGAGTCTCGATACCAGCATGTTGGACAGCGTCTGCGTCATGATGATCGAGTTCGTCGATCCACCTGTCACGGTCAGCTTCAGGCTTGCATCGACACTGGCTCCCGGGTTGGACCGGTAGAAGTTCACAGCATCTTGCGAAACACCCGACGCCGTCATCACCGAGTAGGACTGCGTCCATCCCACGTACTTCGTTTCAGTCGATGAATCGTCGAACGTGCTGAACGAACTGTTCCGCAGCAGGCTTCCACCAGCACCACTTCCAGAGTGACGGCTGCGGATGAACTTCCGCTCGGTGGTTCCGCTTCCCCACGTCGGTGCGGTGGCACTGTCCTGCCGCATCAGGTTGTCAGGTGATGACGCTTGACCGAGATGCTCGAATATCTCGGCTTGCTCGGTGGCACCGCTGTTCTGATCCGCTCGGCAGATGAACCTCTTGCGCTCGATGTGGACGTTCTCGATCGGATACGCTCGATCGTCGACCGTCAGTCGAGTCATCTTCCCATTGCCGACAATCGATCCACCCTCGTCGTCGCTCTCGGTCGCAACCGTGTCGATCGTGATCTCGCGAGACTCGATGGTGATCGGTGTTCCAGCGTTGGCGTGGTAATTGTACAACGCCTTCATGATCCGATCAGGATCGTCGTAGCCACCACCGAAGTCGGTGTTGCTGGCGTCGATGATCTTCTGATACTCGAACAGGATCGGCAGCAGGAACTCACGCGCTGTCGCTGGCGATATCAGATCAGAAAGACCAGCTCGAAACCGTTGCACGGCACTTACCAGGTCCGGCGTGTAAGTCCCTTCGATCGACTGGATCAGGACGTCGAGCTCGCCAGCGGTCGCCACTGTTGCATCGGCGTAAACCCGATGCTTCTCGAGGATGTCGACAGCGTTCACCCACTGCGTTCTGATCTCGGCTTCGGTTGGAACTCCACTCATGGTTTACTTCTCCGAGACTATTCCGGCCATTCGAGTCCCGTGACCTCGAGGACATCAGGGTATGAGTCACCACGCGATGGTCGATCCTGATTCGGACAGATCACCGCGAACATGTACCGACAAGCTGGCTCATCGTTCGGACGCTGGACGTATGGGTTCGTTGCTCGGCCACGCTTGTGGCGATCGGCGACTTCCTTGTCGGACGGGATCGTGATCAGATGTCCCTTGCGAGGACGAATGTACAGATCGCCGAGGTTCTTACCGGTGCCGGGTTCCTCTGCCTGTCCCTTGTCCTCGGTGAATCGGATCACGGATCGTGGAAGCCGATCACAGATCCTCTTGATGCGTTCTTCACTCATCGGAACGATTGCGCCGATCACCGGGATTCTCTTTTTCCCGCTTGGCCTGGCGGGATCGCGGATCAGATCCTCGTTCACCTTCGGGAAGTTGATCCCGCCGATGT